TACCAAAAAACCTCTTCATCGGCCATTGGTTTCCCCTCTATGTATACATAGACCTATGTATCTCAGATCCGGAAATATACCTAACCCCAAAAGAGCAGATCATTAGACATATGATCTGAACAGCCTTGTATCGACATAGACACTTCTAGTAGGTAATCCCTATGTCTAGGTATACATATAGGCGGTCTATCCGCAGGATAATGGAAATATGGGGTATGGGTCAAGGGATCCCTCAGTTTTTACACAAATTTTACACAACTGGGACTCCTAGGGCGTTTCCTGAGGATTTTTAGGATTCCGGTCTTTAGGAGGACTTGCTGAAAAACGGAATCGGGTTCCGGAATATTTCGGAATAAGTTTGAATGTGGAGAACAGAGTGTATAGAGAAAAATTTCCCCGGCCTTTCGCATAGGGGGGGAGGGGGGTCTCAAGTATTTTCATCGTCACTGCAAAAGGATTCCGGTTCGGTATTTTCAGCATCACTGCAATCTTCTAATTCCTGACCCCCAGGGTAGGTAATTGTTTCTGCAGTCTCACTGTTAACTTCAGTGACACTGTCGATATCGATTGCCCCTAGGGAAACTGAATGTTCCTGCAGTCTCGCTGTTAATTCTGCGAGCAATTCTCCGGGGGTCGCAGTTTTCCGCTTGACTTCCCTATCGGCTTGTGCATCGAAAATCCCGGAAGCTTTTCCCAAAGTGTCGAGCGCTCGCACTCTCACGCCGGGGGGGTTCTCGGGATCGGAAGCTTCGGATTCAAGGCGCTGAATGACCCAGGCGGCACGCGAACGGGCCCCGCGCGCTGTATTCCTGACGTTTTCCGCCTCTCGCGCCTCTATCAAAGGGGCGACGTTAGGGTTCGATTTAAGCCTACTGGCCTCGACCCTTTGCGTGTTCGGGCTTCCGCTTGAATCGTAGACTTTTCGGTATGCATCGACAGGTTGCGAACCGTCCCCCACTAATTGCGCGAAATCCTTCTGTTTTTTGGTCGGCATACTTCCCCCTATTTATTTGAAATAATCCGGAACCGATTCCGGCTTTATGGTGCCTTTAAAAACGCACCCCGCGAATGCGGGACAACCGGGGGGCCGGATTTCGGCCCCTATGGGAGAGTCTATCATGTCCGGAATTACTAAATGGGCGCAGCCTAGCGAGGCGGCTGCACTCCGGAACCCTTTTGAATTCGTGGAAAGGGAACCGGCGGAAATCCCGAAGGCGCGCAAGCGGAAGCCCCGCGCGGCTGTGGTCGATGATCGCGAGATTTTCGAATTCAAAACCGCCGGGGGAAAGCTTCACACCATTCGCGCCGATGAAACCGGGGACGGTTTCGCGGTGATTGAACGGCGAAAGGCCCGGGGGGTAAAACCCCTGCGCCCAAAGACGCGGGACGGTAAGGCCCGAAATCAGGCGGGACGGATCCAATCCGGGATTGATCGGCAGCATGCCGACCGATTGAATGGGCGCGAGTCCCGCGAAAATGATCGGTGGGACTGGGAGCATGTTGTAGGGCGCGCGTTGAAATCCAAGGAATTGCGCGATTTACTCCGTGCCGAAAATTCCGGGGGGCGTGATTTCGCGCTGAAAATTGCCGCAAAATTCCGAAAATAAAACCCGAAAATTGGGAACCGGAAACGGTTCCCGGTTTTCTTACTCTTTGAACCCCGGGAAATGCGGGGACCGCCGGGGGGGCGAGTTGCGCCCCCTAGGCAAGATGGAGGATTTATGGACTGGCGCGATCAATTAAGAATAGAAATTTATCAGGACACCGATGTGTCTCAGAGAGGTTTCCTGCTCTTTTGCCTCGAAAACGGGTTTAAGTGCAACCTAGTTAATAGTAGGGAAAGATTTTTCCCCCGCTTCACCTGGAACGCATGGTAAGCGGAAAAACCGCAAAAAGAAAGGAAAATCATGGCCGTTAAAAGCTACGAGAAAATTGTTTCAGTGGCACTGGAAATTCTCGAAAGTGAATTCGACGCATACGAGGGAGTCTGCACCAACTGCCTCGAAAGGCAGGAAGGTGTTGAACCGGATGCCGAGGGATACGAGTGTGAATCATGCGGCAATGACAACGTGATGGGGGCAGAACAAGCCCTGCTGATCTTTGGATAAAGGAAGAGATTATGACCTATTACATCGAAGACCTTCCCGGATATTCCGAGGAGGAATTGTTGGAGTGTTTCATCACGGTTTCAGGATGCCAGAGGGAATCGGGTGAAGTGGAGAAGTTTGACGGACTGCAAATTGGAGTGAAGCTAAAGCTACTGATTTCGATGGCATACTGGCAAGAAAAGGAATAGCAATGACTCTACTCTCAAATATGGCATCGAACCCCAAGACCAAGAAAGAACTAAAGGAAAGGGGTTTCGAGGGGACAATCCTGCACCTTGCCAGTGCCGACAAGGTTTCGGAATTTATCGGTAGGAAGGTGACGGTATGCCCCGCAGCGAAAGCAAACGGTTGCGATAAGCCCTGCCTAGATGAGCAGGGAAGGGGCAGGATGCAAACTGTGAAGGATGCAAGGATCAAGAAGACTGTCCGGTTCTTTGAGGATAGAAAGGGATTCGGCCAAGAACTGAGGGAAGAATTAAACAAGCTAATCAAGAGGGCAACCAAGAAGGGGTTCAAACCGGTGGCAAGGCTAGACGGAACCTCTGACCTAGGTCTAGCAATGAAAATGCACGAAGAATTCCCGGATATTCAATTCTATGATTACACCAAGGTATTCCCGAGGATGAAGCGGTGGCTCCGGGATAGGCCAAAGAATCATCACATCACATTTTCTCTAGGGAATGGAAACAGGGAAGAAGCCAGAGAAATCCTGGGACTGGGAGGGAATGTCGCCGTGGTATTCCGAACCAGAGACCAGAAGAAGCTTCCCAAAACTTGGGAAGGGTTCACCGTAATCAACGGAGACCAGCATGATTATAGATTCCTCGATCCCGAGAGCAGCAAAGGCTACGTGGTAGGCCTAACTGCAAAGGGAACCGCATACCATGACACTTCAGGATTCGTCCAAGAAATCTAACAGAAAGGAAACACCGTGGAATTTCCGAATGGAAACAAGCTTGGCCTAACCAAAGACAAGAGCAAGGCAAGGGTATTCAAAGACTTCACTGATGCGTGGGACTTCATGAATCGGTGGCATGAGCGAGAACCGGGGCCGTGGTTCCGAGTCGAGAGCGAGTGCCGAGAAAACGTATTCCCGGATACCTACCTTGTATTTGTCTCGCCCCATGGAGGCACCCCAAGCGATGATGAGGGGTATGTCTCCGAATCGTGGGGTCAAGATTAATGATCAGATTCGTGATTAAGCAGATAATTTTCTACGGCTTTGTATTGTGGCTCATTGCAGAGGAATATTTTTAAGGGGGTATCAAGGTGAGTGAAAGCACAGACTTTAGTTTCACGGAAGAAGAAACGGAAACGGGTTCCGGAAGCATTCACGAAGTGTACGGAGATGAAATGCACTGCAGACTCGCGATGGGGTCTTATCTGCCCGCAGAAGATGAGTCACTTTGCTATCGCTCGATGATTAAATTGATAGGATTCTCAATAGAATTAAGAGAGGATACCTGTGGAGTCGGAGACCTTGACACGGTAGAAGAGTTGAGGGTTGAAGGCTCCATGAGGATTAGCTTCAACGATTCCAGAAAACATATTTTGAAAATCAATTTTGATATGGATCCTGATGACTTCATAAAAATCATGGACCAAGAACCTCCCGTTGAAAGGTTCACGGATTTGATCGGATTCCTTTCTGATATCTACGAAAGATCAGAAGATCCGAAGAAGTCAAGAGTAGTTTTTGTCGAAAAGAACGTATGGGTAATCGACACATGAAAATACATCTATCTTTTTGGCTAATTTCAGTTTACATTACAACCATGATACTTTTAATTTTAGGTTATCAATAAGCCCAAAGGGCAAGGAGAAACAAAATGTCAGGACAATTGATGCTTCACTGTGGTGGCGAGCAGGCTTCGTTTGAGCAGATTTGTGCCGTGG